TTCGGAGGCGGGTTTGTTGAAAATAAATATGTTGCAAACAACCGTATCGGGTACGGCGTTTATAAAGACATTGTGTCGCAGAAAACTAATTCGCTACTTGATGAAGCGCCGACTGTAAGCGGAATTGAACTTGACAAGAAGTTTCTAAAGCAGTTTGGTTACTCTATGAAAATGGGCGGGCAGAGAGCGGCAGGTCAGGGCGTTAGTTATATTTATCAAGATTATTTGGGTAATTTAACGGTATTTCAAAGCGAGAATTGCATTCCATATTTTGACGATATGACGGGCGACTTGATATCGCTTATTCGGTTTTGGGATGTCGCGAATGGTAACGGATATTATACGATTATAGAAACATATACAGAAGAGGGTTTAACGGTATATTCAACGCGTGGCAAATTCCACGTTGAGAAACCTTTAACACCATACAAATTCAAGCGCACGGCGGATTTATTTGACAACACAATTACGGGCGAGTCTATGAACTTGCCTATTACTATATTCCGCAACAATTCGGATTATAAGTCTGATATGACTCCGTCGGTTCGTGCTAAGATAGATATAATTGACACGGTGAACAGCGGATTCGCTAATAACATTGAGGATTTCTCGGAGTTGTTTTGGGTTATTAAAAATGCAAGCGGAATGGATTCAACCGCGTTTGAGGATTACGTTGCGAACATAAACCGTTCTAAAAAAATAATAGTGGGCGACGGCGACGATGTAGACACAAAGCAAATTGAGATACCTACCGAAGCACGCACGAAGTTTGTCGATTTAATGAAAAAAGAGCTTATATTTGAAACGGGCATAATCGACACTCAAGCAATAGCGGCGGGCGGTGATATTCGGAATATTGGAATCAAGTTAATGACGTTGAAATTAAGACAGCGGATAAGCGACTTCGAATGGGAAGCGTACCGAGCGGCAACGGATATTATAAACAAGCATTTGCAGTATATTGGCAAAGCTGGCGAATTTGATATTGACTTCTCTGAAATGCTAATCGGCAATGACACGGAAATGATAGACAACGCGAATAAAATTCGTCCCGATATTTCACGTGAAACATATCTTGAATTGATTAAAAAAGCGGGATATATTTCGGACGTGAAAGAAGAATTAAGGCGTGTTGAAAAAGAAAACGCAAGTATATTTAGCGTAATCGAGCCGACCGAACCGAACGAACCGAACGAGGGCGAATAGAATGGATAGATATTCGGCTGCGGCACACAAGTGGACGGACGCGGAGATTGCTAAACTTCGGCGTGAGTTACAACGGTTATATTCGCAATCATACGCTGATATAAAAAAGAAGTCCGAAGCTATATTGTCAAAAATAAACACAACGCCCGATATGACCGCAACTCAACGGTATGACGAGTTCAGAAAATATAACCGCTTGCAATCGTTAGAAGCGCAGGTGGCGGATATATTGCGAGATACAAACGCCGAAGCCGTGCGGATAATAAACGGCAGAATGGCAGATGTGTATTCGACTAACTACAAAGCGGCTGCAAAGCTGTTTCCGAAAGACGTTGTGTTTCCTCCGCTTGGGAAGTCTGCGGTTCGGTCTGTGTTGACTGGGCAAGTAACACCATTTAAGCAGTTAGCGGTTGATACTTTGTTATCCCGTGCCGATATTGAACGGGAGTTGACAAGAAGTTTGCTGACTGGTATAATGCAAGGAGAGAGCATTCCGAACCTTGCAAGGCGAATGAAAGAAATAACGAATAAGACGTTATCTGAATCAATCCGAATCGCACGAACCGAAACGACGCGCGTCGAAAACAGTGCGAAGCAGGATGTAGGAGAGCACGGTGAAAAGCTAGGGTTCAAAATGAAAAAGCAATGGATTTCGACAAGTGACGGACGGACAAGACCAGAACACGCAGGCGCTGATGGACAGATTGTTGATATTGATAAGCCGTTTATTGTTGGCGGAGAAGAACTTATGTATCCGGGTGATGAATCTGGGAGCGCGTGGAACACAATTAACTGTCGGTGTACGACAATTAATATAATCGAGAAGCCGAACTCGTAAAAATGCGGATAGTAAAAAATCCTATCGGGGCGCGACCCGTAAAAACGCGTAAAAAGGAGTATTTATGAAAAGAGCAGAATTAGAAGCAAAATTGCAAGGTATTGAAAACGCGAAAGAAATTATCGATTTTGTTATGAGCGAGAACGGTAAAGATATCGAGGCGCACAAAGCCGCAAAGGAAAAAGCCGAAGCTGAGATAAAAGAACTCGAAACGAAGTTAAGCGAATTTGCCGAATTCACACCAGAAAAGGTTGCGGCGTTCAAAGAGTTTAACCCGGAAGAGTATGAGATGCTGAAGAAGTTTAAGGCTGATACCGAAACGGCTCAGGAGTTTGCGAAGAAAGAAGATGTAGCTATGAAAATTCTATCCGATAAAGGATTCGGCGCAAAAGCCGCAAAGCTGATACTGAAAGCCGAGCGCGACAGCGTGAACGGAATCGAGATTGACGATAGCGGAACGGCAAAGAACGCGGATGAATTCTTTGAGCCGATTGGAAAAAATTACGCTGATTTCGCAACACAAACGGAACAAGGCGGCGCGCAAGCGGCAACACCGCCAGCACCGACAGCACAAAAGTCAGAAACGCTTGCGAGCGCTGTGGCTGAAAAAATGGGAATATTAAAATAAAAGGAGATAAAAAAAACTATGGCAATTACATTAAGTGACATCAAAATTGGAAGAGCCGATAAATACGACAGGATGGTAATAGATACCTTTATACGCAAATCGGCTATATTAGCGGCAATGCCGTTTGACAACTGCATTTCGCCGAGCGGTGGAAGTACGCTTACTTACGGTTATATCCGTCTGAAAACCTCACCCGCGGCAGAGGGCAGAGCGATTAACAGCGATTATACCGCTGCGCCCGCAACGAAAGAAGCGGTAACAACCGACCTGCAAATTATGGGCGGAAAGTACGAGATAGACAGAGTGTTGGCAGACGCTGCGCCTGACGAAATCGCATTTCAAACCGAGGAAAAAATACAGGCAACGGTTAACCGTTATCATTGGCTGCTTGTAAACGGCGATAAAAATAACCAAACAGAGTTTGACGGACTTGCTAAAATCGTTGACGGAAGCGTTACGGATTTTGACGGAAGCGGAATTGACCTTTCAACGATGAACAACACGGCAACCGCGTTGAAAATAACCGAAGCACTTGACACGGCTATATTGGCGATGAAAGAGCGTCCGACTTACATTCTTGCAAACAGCAAAGCGATTGTAAAAATTCAATCTGCCGCTAAGCAACTCGGATACATCACTCAAGCGGAAGACGCGTTCGGAAAGCCAGTAAGAGCATATGACGGTATTCCTATGATTGACCTCGGCAGGTATTACAACGAAGACCTCGGAAGTGACACCGAAATTATCGGAATCGACGACGCGAGCGGAAAGACCGACATATATTTGGTTGCGTTGTCAATGAGCGGAGCGCACGGAATTACGCTTAAAGGCGATAAGGCTATAACAAGCAGATTGCCTAATTTCAGCGAAGCAGGAGCAGTTAAGTCTGGCGACGTTGAGTTCGTTGCGGGATTGGCGGTTAAAAATACACGTGGGATTGCCAGAATAAAAGATGTACAGGTTCAAGCAACACTCACAGCGCTCGGAACGCTAACCGTTGCTGCCGCCGTTAACAAAGTAACAGTAACTCCGAAAAAGCCCAAAATTGGCAACGAGTACTACTATGCTGTTGACGCATCGGTTACAATTAGTGCCCCGACTGCAAACACTGCTTTGAGCACCGACACTTGGACCCCGCTTCCCGCGAACGGAGTAATTTCTCTTGCTGAAAACGGGTATGTTAGAGTTGTTGAAGCCGATTCGAGCTCATTGCTGCCAGTAGCAACCGGAGTTGACGGACCTGTTGTAACTGTATAGGAGTAACTAAAAATGTACGCAACATTATTGGCTTGTAACAATTTTTTTGAGCGCAGTGCGGAGTATGGCCGATATACCATATCCGAAAACGCTATAGCCGTGCGCGGCGATTATAAAGCGGGTCAGTATGTGCGGATTATGGATAGCTTGCTAAACGACGGAGTGTATAAAATTGCCTCCGTCGAAGCAGGCGAAATTACGCTAAACGAAACGCTCACCGACGAAGAGTTCTGCGGGTATATAGTCGGACTGGCTATCCCGAACGAGTTTATAACACTGGCGGCTAAAGTCGCAGCGTTTACAAATCGCGGAATATCGAGTGAGAGCGTACCGAATTATTCAGTATCGTTTAATGCAAAAAACGGCGTCGAAGCGTATCGAAGCGACTTGCAAGCGTACATGAAGCCGTTCCAGTCAAGGTATTATTTCTTAAACCGGGTGCGGATTTATGGTTGATGTAAAAATCGAAAATAACACTGCGAAAGTTCTCGGTGAGTTTAGCAATTCAATGGGTCGCGCGTTATATGCAATAGGCGTATCGGCGCAAGGTGACGTGGTAAAATATATGTCAAAGCCAGATTTCACGGGCAGAGATATTGTTGACACTGGCAGATTGCGCGGAAGCATATCGTTCGTGACGCCCGAAGAAGAAAGCGGAGTATATGACAACAATGCTGACAGCTCGGACGCGTTGAGCGGCAAAGGCTTAGAAAACACCGTAATAATTGGCACAAATGTTGAATACGGCGATAAAGTCAACAACGGAACGAGCAAACAAAAAGCGCGCAAATTTATGGAAAACGGCATTGAACCGAACTGGGATAAGTATCAAAAAATGGCAAAAGAAATATTCGAGGGCAAACTATGATACAAGATTATTTCTATTCTGTAACGGTAAAACGCCGCGTAAAAACCCCCGACGGATTAGGCGGGGCGACAACGACATATACAACGCTCGGAACCGTGCAAGGCTTATTGGAGCGGTCAAGTTCGACCGAACGATTAATTGCTGCACAACGCGGACTTGACGATGTTTATACATTTATGACGGATACGAGTGCGAACAGCATAACGGTTGCGACGGGCGATATTGTAAGCGGAAACGGAATAACGGCAATATTGAAATCATCTAAACTACAAGGGCAATCCGAATCCGAAACAATGAAAAATATTGCGCAATGGGAAGCTGAAAATTATGTGGAGGGTGCGTAATGGTAAATCAAGCAACGGCATTGATAGCGTGGCTGAATACGATGTTGACGACCTATCAAGAGCCAGTACCCGATACAGCGGTTTTGCCGTATATTTCATTGGGGTTTGAGCAACCGCGAAATGCCGAACCCGTGAATCAACAGCTTACAATTTGGACGCGTTCGGAAAACTCATACGCTCAAGCATACGGATATGCAACAGCGATTGAAACTGCACTTGGCGAAGTCGGAATAATTGTTGACGGCGTGAACTGCAAACTCTGGGTTAAAAAAGGCAGTCCGTTTGTACAGAACAGAAACGATGACGAACGCACAATACGGGCGGTTCTTGTAAATTTAGAAATATCATATTATTACAATTAAAGGAGATTAAAAAAATGTTAACAGGAGTTACAAGTAATACGAAGAATAACTACCAGCTCGGTGCAGGTCTTGTTTGTACAGGCTTTTCGAATGGTGTTATTTCTGGAATAATCGGGGCAACAAGGGGCGGCGGTTCGTTTACGGCTGTTCCGACAATAAGGCAACCCGAAGTTGACGGATTGCCCGATAACACAAAGGACTTCAAGATTATAGATTTCTGGGTGGCGACACTCACAACGACTATTTTTGAAGCGACCGAAACATCTATAAAATTAGCACTTGCTGGCGGTTCAGCATCTACTTCCGCAAGCGTTACGACAAT